CTCTGCTTGTGAGGCTAGTTTGTATGAACCATCACGCAGTGCATACAATATTCCCTCGAGCCTGCCAACCCATGTTGCCATTTCGGCCATTTCTTTTACGAGCTCTTCCCTAGCGTCTGCATAGTTCTTAGTGTTTCTTCCTGTCTTGTCTGTGTAAGTTCTATGTATATTATCTATGTCGCCGTAGACACGTTCTTCTAAGTTCTCTACTTCTAATTTTAATAAAGCAATAGTTGACGTGCTTTTATCAATTTGATTTGTAAGCTTACTTGTATAATTAATGGCTCCATAAGTTGCCGCTAATAAGGATAAGACTACAGGAATCGAAGCTATATATTTTAACATTTCCCCTCCAGGTTTATTTAGTTATCTGCATGTGTGCCGTCTATTTCAAACCGTAAAGATTTGATCTTATAATTTAGCTCAAGCAATTCTTGCTTTATAGTAAGCACATTTTGGTTAGCTTGAACTTCAGCTAATTCTGTTTTAAATAATTCAAAGTCACTATATAGTTTACCTATATAAAATACGTTACCGCACGCAGCTGATATTAACCCAACTGCAATGAGTACATTCTTAACCGAGAGATCAACTTGCATATCACCACTTTACTTTGTCCGCCCAATAAGCCGCAGACATTTTTCCTTTGGCGATGTTACTACCATGCCTAGCTTTAAACGATTTACGCTTAGCCTTCATACGAGCTGACTCACCTGCTTTAGGTTTGCCTGCTGTACTTGCCCCCTTTTCGCCGAAGCGAATTGTTTTAATCTGATCACCTTGTTTGGCTACAACTATGTGTGACTTCTTTGCATGAGAAGGTGTGCCTTTAGGTTTATTAAATCCTGATACACCAGCTCTTGCTAGTCTAGAATCTTTCTTCATTTCTTTTTAGGAAAACCTTTTTTCATATTAGAGTAAGACTTAGGTGTAATAGTAGATTTAGATTTTGGTCTAGATATACCTTTAGCTTTTCTTTTATTTATATTAGCGTAGAGTCCAGGTCTGTTCATTTCTTTTTCTTCTTTATTGTTTTTTTCTTTGGTTTAACACCACCTTCTGCTTCCCACCGCTTAGCAATTTTAGGATGGTTAGCATGAAGATAGCGTCTTTGTTTTTCCGTTTTAAAGGGCATTAACTTAGTATGCGCCTTTAGCTTTTTTTCTTTTCATTTTGTCCATAGTAGTTACAGCTGAGTAAGCTCCTCTGCCAGCACTTTTAGACATGCCTTTAGATTCATTTCTTCTTGAAGACATTGATTGTGATTTAGTAGATTCTGCTCCACGTCTGCCACCTAATGATTCATTAAGTTTAGAGTTGTAGCCTTGTTTTTTACCAGGGCTAGCATTGCGTCCTTGTGAGGCAGCAGGGCCAGCAATCTTTTTTCTTTTAGCTGTTACTGTTTTCTTTCTTGGTGCTGCATCCATTGGTTTATTCCTTTGTAACGCAGGTCTTTTTTTACCTGTATATGGCATAATATATTCCTTATATTCTAGTTATTTTAACCGCCGCGTCCATTGTCTTAGCAGCATCCTTTGCCATGTTACTGGCAAATTTCATCTCAGCTTCTTTTAATCGAAGCGCACGATCCTCATCCTCGTTTTCATCCGTTGTCATAAGTTTCGCTTCTTCAAGATCCATCTTATCTTGATGTATCTTAAGTCTGTTCATCTCACCCTGCGCACGCAGTGCAAGATCTTTTCTTTGTAGTTCCATTCTTTCTTCTTCAGTACTAGGATTGTCACCAGCCATGATCTTAGCTTTCTCTTCATCAAACTGTAATACTTTGTCTGAAGCATTAGCTGCCATCATTGCAATTTGATTTTGCATTTCCATTGGTAGTGGTTGCCCTTGTTGCTGAGCCATCATCAATGCTTGTTGAGCTTGAGGATCTTGTATCATCTGCATCATTTCTTGTTGGTATTTCATAGCCAAATGTTCAGTTATGTGCCCCATTAATATTTGTTGCAGTTGTGGATTTTCTTTGTAAGAAGGATTACGTAATATAGTTCCATGAGTTACAATATGGGCATCGTGGTTCTGTTCCATCTGTGCTTGTAAAGGCATGCCTTTCATAGCAGCCATATTCTCTGTAATAGGATTAGCTGACATAGGTTCTTGTGTTTGTGCTAGATATCTTTGTGGTTCTTCTACACCCATAGCCGCAAACAATTCCATACTAATTTGTTGCATGTTATATGCAGCTGGATTCTGTTGAGCTATAGACATAATAGCATTTATCTTAGCAATCCTATGTGCTTCAGTAGGCATATTAGGATCTGATACAGGAATAACATCAATTGATTTTAAATTAAAGTCTTCCTTGAAAACTTGCTGTGCACCGCCCGCGACTTCATAAGGATACATATCTGGAAGATATTCGCTATCTATTCTAGCGAGAATCCGCAGGTCTTTGGATTGCGCAGCATGTAAGCGTTTGTGCACAGCATTGAATAACTTTGAAGATTGCTCTAGCAAAGCCATTGTAGTGCCGACGGGACCATAGTTAGAACTATTTTCTACTACAGTATCTGTTGCATCGGCAAACTCTTTTGCAAGATTAGTAACATATTGCATTAAATTAAATAAAGTTCCTGAAGGTTCTTTAAATGGTAATGGTTGTAATGACTTCTGCAAATCTCCTGCTGGACTATTTACTTCTCTCCACTCACCTGGAGCAATAGGCTCATCAGGGGCAAGTACACGAAGACCGTGTGCCTTGAAACCCCCTGGTAAGTTTGCAAAGGTTCCTGCATCAATAAGTTGACGCATGGAAGAAGTAGCAGTCTTAGTAAGACCACCTATCAAATGTAAATATCCGTAACCATAAAATCCTAAACCTGGAATCATTGTGTATTGTGTGAAGTACATTTTCTTTTTGAACAACACATCACCTTCATCCCAGTTTCTAGTTATACATAAAACTTGTTCGTCTGTTGTCATGTGAATAATGTATGGAAGTTGTAGCCCATCTTCATTCTCAAAACCTGGCATATCTATATTAGCATGGATTTCTAAAATTTCTACTTCATCTTCAAATTGTCCTGGTCTACTTCTACCAACAATTTCATTTGCTGTTTCCGTAGCGGCATCTTCATCAATGTTAGTTTCCATAACTTCTACGTCACGAAACATTCCTGCTATTTGTAATTTTCTTATTTGGTTTTTTGATAACACATACTTATGTGTAAATCGTTCTGCTGTTTCTAAATCAGATGCAAAGTAATCTACATAGAAATCACTAGCTTTAATATATTCTGTACGTGCTCTTTGTAATGAGGGGTCCCACCACGTTTTTTTAAATGCCGTACCATACAATGATACATAAAATAATAGGCGATCTAACTCTGGACCGTACTCTGGCATTTGTATTTGTGTTTGCCAATTCATAAAATGACGAACACGGTTTGCTTGTTCTTGTTTTTCTATATTGTCTGCTCCAATAATACGCGTACGTACTGGGCCTTCCGTAGGAAATAATTCTTTATATGTTTTTGCTTGAAATTTTACAACTGCCTGTGCTAATACAGGGTGGGTCGCACTACATGCGCCCGGGAAAGGTTCGCCTGCTGCATTTTCTGTAAACCCTAATAGAGTTACACCTTCTTCTGCAATGTTATCGTACTCACCACGTGAGTCTTTGTCCCTTGTGTAACCTTCTAGTAGTTCACCAGAAACTAATTGTAAGTCTTCTTCTGATAATATCTCTGCTAAGTTAGCATTGAACTCTTCGCCAAGCATTTCCTCGTCTTCGAGTAAACCCATTGCTTCAGCTGCTTCCATTTCTGCAGTATCTGTAATTTCAACTTCTATTTCGTCGTCACTAATTTGTGTAACATCTTCGCCGTCAGGCATTGGTACACCTGTTAACACTTCTTCTAAATCTATTTGCTTTTCAATTGCCATATCGTACCCTTATTAATAGTATAATCCTTTTTTCTTACCGTATGCTGCTTCTTTTCTATTATATACTCTTTGCTCAGCCTTGTCAACCCATGTATTACCACTATGCTCTATGTACCCACCGTTACGCATCCACAATAAAGCTTGTGATACTGTATCTACGTAGTCATCATGGTTACCTGTAGGAAAAACTCTAGTCTCTTCCATAACATCGAAGGCCCATTGCCTATCATGGGGTGCAAATATTCTACTATTGTGGAATAGTGCAGTAATTGCGTACACTCTTGCAACTTTATCACGATCTGGGTTAAATTCAAAGATAGGAAGACCTGTACTTCGTAGATCTTGTATCAAAGACTGCCCTGATGCCTTCTTCTCTATGAGTATGGAGTCAGGTTGATGCTCATCATACTTGTCAATTACCTTTTGGCGCAGTGTTGGGTAGTCCCATCTGCCCCTTTCAGCTCCTAACAGGCATAAATTAGCAGGACCTAGCTCACCACCGAACACACCCCACGTAGTTATAGCAGAATAGTCGGCTGTTGTCCTAGTTGAGAACGCAGTATCCCATGATTGTATAATATAATCACATTCAGGTGCTTCTTCTTTAGTCCAATCTTGCCACCACTCAGACTTAATTATGTTTCCTTGCTCAGATGAAGGTGCTTGCCCGTACAATGCATCAAATTTAAAACCTGGTGTATTGTTTTTAGTACGAATGATGTCATCTGTTGTCCAACAGAAGCCATTTTCTTTATCAGGTGCAGGCCAAAAGGACTCACCTAGTTTTAATTTAGTAAAATCTTGGGACAAATATCCTTGATCTATTAACTTTTGACGTGCTGGTTTTAAAGTTTGTAAAGATTCTGTAGTATTTAGGGCAGGTATACGAACTACTTCCCACTTGTCCGCCATGGGGGCAGTCTCTTGTTGATCTAATAAGAATCCTGCTAAGTCTGTCTCATGCCATCTAGTCATAACTAATACAACTTTACCACCAGGCATTAACCTCGTACGCAAACCTGATGAGTACCATGCGTTTAAACTATCTCGTCTTGTCTTTGAGTAAGCATCTTGCTCTGATATAGGATCATCAATGATTGCTAAGTGCGCACCAAATCCTGCGATACCTGAACCAGAACCAGCTGCTAGGAATGAACCTGCTTGTTTCTTCTTATGTTCAAGCGCCCATGAGTTTGCCGCTCTGTTATCTTTACGAATATTTATGTTAGGAAATATAGATTGATATGCATCTGTATTTATGATGTCACGAATAGCACGACCAAACCTTGTAGCTAAGTCATCACTATGTGATACTGCAATCTCTTGCCAATATGGATTACGCCCTAGCGCCCATGCTGGAAAGTAAGTAGATGTGATTAATGATTTACTAGAACGCGGTGATATAAAAATCATGAGACGATCCGTCTCACCCTTCTCTAATCTCATTAGTTGATCACACAACACTCTGTGGTGTGGACCAATACTGAAAGAAGGATTCATTAGCATTACAAACGCTAAGAGATCGTCTCTTGCTTGATGGATTGCTAGCCTAGTGGCTGCATCCCTATCTTCCGATGTTAACGACATACGCAATTCCGCCCCATAATGCAAGTTGCATATATAGGTTTGTCGGAGGATTGGATGCGTTATATTCCTCTAGTGCTGGCGTTAATACGCGAGTCCCCATACTATCTCCTGTGTTAGTTGGTTTTATACTTTTTTATTTCGAGCAATTCTGACTGTCTCACCAATAGTAGGTTTACCTTCTGGAAGATTATAAATATCCCAGGTGTGCACTCCATTATTGTAGTCATACTCTTCTGCTTGAGTCGTCCAAGTATACGTGCCATTCTTACTTGCTTTAGCGCTAGATGTATACCTAGTACTATTGTAAGGACCGTTTACTGGATGCGACTTAACTTCTTTTATAGCCATGATCTATCCTTCCCTAAAATTTAAAATTTAATCCAATAGAAGCTTTCTTCTTTTTTGGATCGTAACTTGCAGAAAAAACTTTAGGAATCTTATCTTTAAGTTTAGTAATTTTTTTTAAAACTTTTTTACCACCTGGTATTTTACTTACACCAGCAGCTACAACTCCTAAGCTTAGTTTTTTTGCCGCTTTCTTAGCTTTCTTTTTAGCATAAGCTTTAGCTTCTTTGGCCGTCATATCTTTTCTTTGATTAGACA